CGTGTCCATGGGCGCGTTGGCGGCGTAGTCCCCCAGGATGGTGGCGATTACATTGACGAACACCGACTTGCCATTGGCACCCGTGCCGAACAGGAAGAACAGCGCGTGCTCGCTGGTCACCCCAGTCAGGCAGTAGCCCACCATGCGCTGCAGATAGACCATCAGTTCCGCATCGCCTCCCGTCACATCCGACAGGAAGCCGCGCCAGGTGGGGCAGTCCCCTTGCGGCACAGCAGTGCAGACCTTGGTCATCCGGTCAGCACGGTCATGCGAGCGAATGACGCCAGTGCGCAGATCCACCACACCACCGGGCGTGTTCAGCAGCCAGACGTCGGCATCCCAGTGTTCAGCCATGGAAGCATGCTTGGGATCACTGCGTGCGATACGCTCCACCGCGCTGATGGTGGACGAGCTGGCCAGACGCGCACGCAAACGCGGCGTGTCGGCCTTGAACGAAGCGGCCCGGCAAATGTTGCGCGACAGATGCTGGATGTAGAGCAACTGATCCGGATTCCAGCGGATCCCGGTCCACACAAGCCACTTGCCCCATTGGGCGCAGTAACGCCAGTCCTCACCGTAGCGGCGCGTGAAGGCGGTGGCCAGCCCGTCCTCGGTGGTCCAGTCGATCCCCTCGACCAGCTTGTCCTCGATCGGCGCATCGCTTTGAACAGCCACCGGCACGCGGTCACCGGCCATCAGGAATCCCTGAACGTCAAAACCCTCGGCAATCGCATCGGCCGCATCCCATCCGTCGGGCTTTTCCGCTGGCGGATATAAGATGGCAACGGACTCAGCGCCAGCGGCCAGAATCGCCTGCGAGGCGCGATCGGCATACTCCCATCCTGGTTTGTCACGGTCGGGCCAGATCAGCACGACCTTACCCTCCAAGGGTGACCAGTCGGTCTTGTCGACTGGTGCATTGGCACCGTGCATGGCGGTGGTTGCGCAAAGCCCCAAGTCGATCAAGGCCTGCGCGCACTTCTCACCCTCGACCAGAATGATCTGGTGGGCCGCAACCAAGCCCGGCTGGTGGTACAGCGGACGGGGATTGGGTGGTGCCATTTTGCGGCGTTTGGCATCCCATGGCCGGAACTCCTTGCGTTGCCCGGGCGGGTCGTACCGGTACACCACAGCGATCAAGGCTCCGTTGGCATCGAGGTAATCCCACTTGGCGGTGGCCTGACCAAGATCGTCCACTGGCGCTTCGCGTTTGACTTTGCGCGCTGGCGTGAGATTGGCGCGACCGGCCAATTCGCCGGCGTACTGCAACACGCGTGCGAAATCAGCGTGCACGTCAACCGACATGTGCCGCGCCAGCAAATCAAAGATGTCGCCGCCATCGCCGGTCGCGCGGTCGGTCCACAGACCGGCTTTATCGCCGTCGACCACGATTTCCAGGCTGTCGCCGGGGCTGCCCAAGATGTCGCCAATATGGAACTTCCCGCGCCGGACCTTTCCGGCGGGGAAAATCGTGGACAGCACCGATTCAAGCCGCGTCAACAACGCAGTTCGGGTCGCATTGCGCTCGGCACCGCGATCCATTTCAACTGGCGCTGCGCAGTCATTAAAATCCAGCGGGTCCGGATGTCCCTGATCAATCATCGGACACCTCGCCTCCGGCTGCGGGGTCGGCGGACGTCGTGCTGCCGTGCAGCTGCTGCCACTCGGCAAGCTCCGAAAGCTTGAAGCGGATCATGCGACCAATCCGGTAGTACGGGATATGCAGCCTGGTGCGCTGCCTGGCGTTGGTCATGTAGTACATCGGCAGATTCATGGTGTAGGCCGCTTCGCGGGCATCAACGAACGGCTCCCTGGCCACAGGGGGATGGAGTGAGGTGGATTTCATGGGTTGGTCCTCCAGCAACGGTCTGCCCACGCGCAGAACTTGCATTCGAAATGGGTGGAATCGGTAAACGAGCGCGGCAGAAGATCACCCGCCTCACTGGGGTGATCACGCGCGCAGCACGGTCCGACATGCGCTGCGCCAGCGACGCGTCGAATGGAATCAACTCGGCGTAGATCTCCATCGTGTCTGCGTTGACGGCGGTGAAGAGCGCCGGGTGCTCGTGCAACTCGAGGTAGCTCTGGTACAGCGCTATCTGCGCGGCATAGATGGGTTTGGATACCGCCAGCTTGTGTTTTTCAACATCACGCCAGGACTTGGCACCGAGACACTTGTTCTCCCACAAGGACGGGTAGGCAAAGCCATCGGGCCCGGCAATCAGTACGCCATCCACATGGCCGCGCAAGCGACCGCCAGCCACCGAGAAGCCGAACTGATGGCCGTTGGCGTCTTCGGTCTTAAGGTGAAAGCCCGCCATGCGCAACCAGCGGATCACCATGTCCTCGGTGCGGTGGCCGCGCTCGAAAATGCGCAGCAGTCGCCCTGAGAATCCCTTGCCGTGATCGACCGGTGCGTGAACGTACTCATACTGCAGTTGGCGCTCGCAGGCCGCACCCAGGCGCGATGCCCCCAGGTACTCACGCTGTGGCGTTGCATCCCGTTCGGCTTCCAGTGCAATGTCGAACAGTTCCTGCAATCGGCCCGAGAGACTGGCTGATGAATTGAAATCGATCATGGTGTGGTCTCCCATGGCAGGTCATCCGCCATGTCCGCGAACGGGTTCTCTTGCACGGGCGGTAGCGACTCGCGGATGGGATCGTTGACAGGCGTCGTACCCGGCATACGCACTGGCGGATACTTGGTGCGTTCATGCTGCGCAGCCATCTCATCGACGTAGGCAGTGACGATGGCTTCGATCACGGACAGTGCCTCCGTTTCGGAGTAAGCCCCGAGGGGCTTGTCGAAGCCGATGGCCGCAGCCGCTTCACCGAAGAACCTGAGGCACATGCGCATGGCCGCTTTTTCCAGAGGCGTGGCATCAACCATGGCAGCCTCCGGCGGTAGACCCTGATCCAGCGCCCGGGTCCAGGACCCGTACAGCTTGTGAAACGCGTCCTGGCAGCGGCGTGAGCAGAACACCCAGTCGATTGGGTAGCGCCGGGGGTCGCCCACCCGGTGCCGGTTCTCCGTATGGCCGAAGCCGCGTGCCTGACGTGAGCAGACCCAGCATTTCATGGCGGGCTCGCATCACTGTGCCCACGCCGGTTTGCCAGTCGCAGACGCTGGAGTCGGACGTGCTGGTGCAACTGGTGCTGCCGACGCCGCGTGACCCGTGCCAGCGACCGTCTTGGTCACGCCACCCATAAGTGCCGTGTAATCTTTGTGATCCGGCTCAATGGCCAGCTTCACAACGTTGCGGTCTTCACCCTTGGCGTCCTTCTCCACATCGACCCGAGCGATGAACTCGATGCCGTCCAGATCCGCAAAGCTGTTGATACGGCGCGCGGCAGCCGCTTGCGGCGTGTTGTCCTGCGGGTGGACGTTGCGCGAGCTATTGAGCGCGGCGCGGATAAAGCTGCGTCCCATCTGGCCCCAGGTCGGCCCCTTCTTGGAGTGCAGTCCGACGTTCGACCACATCTTACGTTTGGCAAACGGGCCACCGGTGACGACGAATTCGCAAGCGAGATAAACCGCCCCTGTGTCAAAGGACTCGGTGGCGTAACCACCTGTCCAACCCTGGCTGTGGTCATCATGGCCACCGGGTTTGATGGTCATGCGCAGCGGCACGATGGTGCCCTTGGGGATCAGGTCGAATGCGCCGTGCTGGGCTTCGGCGTCGTTGAAATCGTTCCAGTTGCTGGAGGTATTGGCGTTCATGGCATTTCCTTTAATTTGATGAGGCCGATGCCGGGGCGGTCTGGCCGAGGCACTTGGCGATAAGTTTTCCGAGGTGGGGCTCTTCGATGGCTTCCAAGCGGCCGCTGCGATCCTTTGCGGGGAAGCCAAACGGGTTGTCCGCACGGGTGACGAAGCCCCGGTAGCTGCTACCGTCGTCGGCCTTCAGAACTGAGAGCACGACGACCTCGTCCAGCACGCCGGGCAATTCCAGTGCGGTCTTACTGCCTTCCAGTTGCAGCTGGTAGTAGCGGCGGTTGAAGTCGTCGGTTTTCTCTTCCAAGATCGCGACGTAGATGACGTGCTTGTCACGGACATGCTGCAGGTGCGTGAGCGCCGTGATCATTTCCTGGCCCAAGAGTCCATATGCACCCCTGTTGTCCGGCTTGCCGGTCTTTTCGCTCATGGCCTGCGGCTGAGTCTTGCACCAGGCAAAGCACAAGCGCGAGAGCACGGTCAGGCTGTCGACGAAGTAGGTGTCGTACTTGGCCAGTTGCGCTGGCTCGCCAAACTTGGTGCAGACGTGCTCAAAGTGAGCCTGCGAGAAGGCCTGATCGGC